ATGGTAAAAGTTAGCTTGTCTGCTTTTAAATCGATGTATGGTGATGTGGAATGAGCTTTTTTAACGATGAGCAAAAGATCACCAAGCACTTTTTAGATTCTTGGGATGCGGTCTCAAACCCGTACAAACTGATTCCGGTTGACTGCGTAAGCGAAAAGAAAGACCCGATTGACGGAAAGCTGATTCGTTTTCGCATCAAGCGCGCTCCTTCCACTTCTCGCGGTCTTGGGAATCTCCGTCGAAATTTCGGCTCGGCCATGATTCAAGTTGTTGTCCCATTTGGCTCTGGAGCTGGGGTCATAACTAAGATCGCCGATGTGGTCTCCTCAATGTTTAAAGAAGTTGATGGGAGGCCGCTTAGGCTGGCCAATATCAAATTTCGCACGGCTTCTGGCAGTGGCCCATTCGAAGAAGAATCATTGGTAACAATGGTGGTTGACGTCCCATTCTCTTCGGATTATAGTGCTTAAACAGCCGGTGGCTGGAACTCAACTTATTTTAAAGGAATTTATCCGTGGCAGACTCCAATCAAGGAACGCTGGCTTACATACCAGAGACAGTCGCCGGAACCACACCGGCCACTCCTGTATTCAAGAATTTGCGCTTTACCAGTGAAACTCTGGTTGCCAACTTTGACACCCTAATCAGCTCCGAGCTGAACGCTTCTTCTGACGTCGGCGAAGTTCGCCGTGGTGGCTTGTCGGTTTCTGGTGACATCAATTTCGAACTCCATCGCGATGGCGGGTTTGAGGAATTTCTCGCTGCGGCCCTTCGCGGAACGTGGGCGACCAACGTCCTAAAGACTGGCGTTACCAAGCCGTCTTTCACTCTTGAGCGTAGGATTGTTGGTGCTTCTGAAAACGCTTTCATGCGATTCACCGGTTCTTACATCAACGGTTTTAGCTTGAACATTAATCCCGAAGAATTCGTAACTGGCGCTTTCCGAGTTACTGGTTTTGGCCATGACACTCCGACTAACGCGATTCTGAGCGGAGCCACGTACACCGCACCGACCACTGCTGCAGCCAGCCCGCCAATGACCGGCGTTGACGTTTCGATCGCCACCGTTTCTGGTGCTACTGGCGTTGATTTCACCGGAATCACCATCGACGTTGAAAACAACAACCGAATTCAACGCAAGTTGGCCGCTGCTGGCGGTCGCGCTCGTGGTATTGGTTATGGCCGTCGTAACATCACTGGGCAGATCACCTCGTATTTCGAAAGCGTTGGTCATTACAACCAGTTTATGTCCAACGCTTCTCCGTCTGTTAACGTCACTGTCAGTGATGGCACCGGTTCGTATGCGATTGTTTTGCCGCGTATTCGCATCACTGGTGGCGAAGTGCCGAACCCTGGGACTGACCAAGACTTCATCCTCACGATGAATTATCAGGCTGTGTTTGATAGCACGACGTCTTGTGCAATGCAGATTACCCGTACCCCATAATATGGGGTTCGGTTTCTTTTCAACTTAACGACAGGAGAATGTCATGAAAATTAAGGCCTTTAACTCGCATAAGTCTTTTCCGGAACTGGAAGAGGCTGGAATTTGGGCACCGGTAGCGGAAGACGTCGAATTTAAAATCCGTCGTATGCGCTCGGAGTCTGTTTCCAAAGCTCGTGACCGCATCTACGGTCCGACGGAGCGGGTTATGGGTTCGAAAAAGATTCCTGACAAGCTCGAAACTGAATTAACCTGCCGTCTTATGTCGGAGGCCCTTATCGTGGATTGGCGCGGTAAGGGTATGGTTGATGACCACGGAGTAGCGATCCCTTTCACCAAAGAGACTTGCTTCGAAGTTTTGAGCGACAATGACTATGGCCGTGATCTTCGCGCCATGGTTATTGGCGTGGCGATGGATGGCGACCAATTCGTCCCCACGTCTCCTGACGTAGTTGTCGATGAGGGAAACTCATCAACTATTTCGAGTGGTTTGCCCGTTACGGAAGCCACATCGACGACCTAAGAAAGCTTGCCAAAAAAGGTAAGCTTGCTGGACCTCAAAAGGTTCTTGATTCGCAACCAACGCTTCCCAATTACCTAGTGCGTTATTGGGAAGCGTTCCAGCGTCTAGGCTCTTGCCGACAAATGGGGATGACGGCTTTTGGTCCAATTCCTTGGACAGCCGTAAATGACTATGCCGTCAGGTATGGATACTATGGCCCCGACTTCGATAGACTCCTGCATTATGTGTCGGTTCTGGATAGTTTATATCTAAAAAATCAGAACAAACCGAAATCAGGGTCTAAGTAGTGGCTGGTTATGACGCATCAGTAAGGTTTAATTCCGATGGAGCTGAACGCAAAGTCAAAGATTTTGCCCGTTCTATCGGAAACCTACGCACAAATTTCAAAAACGCGGCTGCTGCTGGTTCCACTTTTGGGGCTGGCATCAAAAGCGCCACTGATGGCGCAACACGGGCCTCCACGCGGGTTCGCGCATTAGACCGAGACCTGACGAAGTTGGGCGCGTCTTCGCGCCGTGCCCGAGCCGATTTGATTAGTTTTGGCAAGTCCGTGGATTCCGCCTCTATTGGCCGCGCCTCCACGTCTATTGACAAAATGTCTCGCGCTTTCGCTTCTCTGGCTCAAGCGGCAAAGCGAACAGAATCGTCCATGGCCGGAATCGTGAAGAGCGTTACGACGCTTCGCGAGAGGTCTGGTACCGCCGCCACTGCGGTTGGTCGTCTGGCCACAGTGCTAGGACGCCTCGCGACTGCCGCCACGAGGGCCTCCCGTGCGGTGTCTGGGCTGTCTAGGTCCATGAGTGGCATGGCTGGTGCTGGTAGTGCCTCGTCGGCCTCCGTCGGGTCTGCCGCTAACGCGTCTAACAGGGCCTCTGCTGCGGCTTCTGGCCTTTCGCGCAATTCACAAAGGGCCGCTAGCGGCATGGCCGGACTCGGAAGAGCTTCGCGTGACGCGAATGAGTCTCTTTTGGAGTCAGCCGAAGTTCTAATTCGGTTCCGCAATCTGGCCAGCTTCTTGGCCGCTGGTTTCGGCGTTCAAGCACTTGTGGAAGCCGCAGACACGTACAAGTTGGTGTCGGCTCGTTTGAACATCGTCGCTACCAGCACTGCTAATTTGGATTTTCTGCAGCGTCGTCTTATCGAAAGTAGCAACGCCACAAGAACAGGTTACAAAGAAAACGCGGCTCTTTTCACTAAACTGGCCATGGCTGGTGAGGCATACGGAATCAGTCAAGAACAGTCGCTTACGGTAACCGAAAACGTCGCCAAAGCTCTTAAGATTTCCGGTGCTACTGCCTCCGAGTCCGCCGCCGCGACACAACAGCTGTCACAGGCATTCGCTTCCGGAAGAATTCAGGGTGACGAGCTTCGGTCGGTCTTGGAGAACAGCCCACGATTAGCTCAAGCGCTGTCCACAGAATTGGCTGATTTGGGCATCAATTTAGGTAACGTTCGCGATAAGGCGTCCGAAGGCAAAATTGGCATTAACGAGCTGGTACGCGCTTTTGGTTCCGCGAACATAACCAAGCAGCTGGCCGAAGAGTTTGAGCTTATCCCCATTACAATTGGCGACTCCCTAATTGTTGCCAGAAACAAGTTCATAGAGTTTGTCGGGGAATTGGACAAAGCCACTGGCGTCAGCAATGGTGTTGTAAACACGATTGTATTCTTGTCAAATAATCTGGCCACTCTTGGTACCATTGCCGCTTTCGTTGCTGTTAGCCAGATTGCGAAGCTGGTGGCGGGATTTTTTGCCGCCCGAGTTGCCGCTGTTTCTGCTGCTGCTGCCACAGCTGGTCTTACTGGGCAATTAGCGGTACTTGGTTTCACCGCTAGGGCCGCTGGGGCCTCCCTTTTAGCTGCGTTTGGTGGTCCAATCGGAGTAGCAGTGGCTGGTCTTACTGTCATTGTGGGCGGTTTGGTATCTGAAGTTTACGAATCGGGCAGGGCCTTTTCTGATAGCGCGGCTCGTGCTGATGAAAGCAGCGGTTCTCTGGCGCGGATGGAAGAGCGGGCAAGGGCCGCTGGTATATCAACGCAGAATCTTAGTGGCGCAAGCGACAGCGCTGGTGGGTCCTTTTCCTTACTGGGTCCCATTTTGTCTGCTACATCAAAATTGTACGGGGAGTTGGGCAACAGCGCGCAATTCGCCGCCGAGCAGATGCTTCGCGCCAAAATTGCGGAGGGTAAAACCAGAATTTCTGAGTATCAGAAGTCCCTCGATTCCACTAAGCCGAAGGTTTACAACTCTAAGGAGGGTAGCCTTAGATATGTGATCGGTTCCGGTGTCAGGAAGTTGGTCAAGTCATACCGTGACAACTCTGGTATTACTGAAAACACCCAGAAGGCCCTTGATGCCGAAAACACCAATGTTGGCAACCTAGAAAGGGAGCTGCAGCTTCTGAAAATCTTGGGTCCAGAAAAGCCAAGGGCTATTGCCGCACCGGCCACTAGTTCGTCTGGCGGTTCTGGCGGTTCCAAGGACAAGACCCCGAAAGACGACACCGACCAAATTAGAAGTGCCTTCCAAGCGCTGGAAGGGCAACTAGACAGCACCGAAGCTGCGCGTCAGAAATTTCAATCAGGGATTGAGACCCTAGACAGCGCCATGGCGAAGGGCCTTGTGACAACCGAGCGTTACAAGGAATTGGCCGGTAAGCTTGCCAAGGATACTTTCGGCGGTTTGTCTGTCCAAATGAAGGACTTAGCGAAAGAGAACGCTAATCTGGAGGCCGAGCTGGCTGGCGGCGATTCTTACGTTGCTAGGTATCAAGAAGGCGCTGACATAATTAAAGAACAAGTGTCACAGATTGACGCGATTATTAAGAAAGAGGGCGACAAGACTGGAGCGCTTACGGCACAACGCGCCGAATTAATTGGTCAGCTGGATGCTTATGCTGGAATCGTTAACCGCAACAAAGAATTGGTTGACCTTTCTGCCAAGCGCAAGAGAGAAGAGGAAGAAATAACTCGCCTTGTAGACGAGGCATCAAACAAGGTGTTTGACCTCCTCACCAATCGCCTTCGTGATTCTTTGTCAACATCCAAAAACATCTTTAAGTCGTTTTTCAAGGACGTGTTTGGATTTGCTAAGGATCTGTTTTCGCAGGTATTGGGCGCATACGTTTTTGAGCCAATCCGTGAATCGTTCCGTAAGACTTTGGGTTCTGCTTTTGGTTCACAGGCTGCCAAGGGTGGCACGAATGATGCCACACCTGCTGTTGGCCAAGGTCTTGTCAGCAAGGTTAAGTTGGAAATAAGCGACGTCATATCGAAGACGTCCAATGACAACACCAAGCCGTCTGCAACTGACAAACAGCCCACCGGAAACTCCGACGGCAAAGAATCGGACCCGATTGTAGTTGATGGTAAGCAGCAGCAAGGGTTTATCCCCAATTTGGTGCGCAGCTACAAGTCCTTTGGTAAAGAAATGACTCAAGACTTGGGCAAGATATTCAAGCCCGTTGGAAAAGCCTTGAAGCCGGTTCTCGAAAAACTGGGAATTAACGCGAACACACTTGGCAAGGTGGCTGGCAAGGCTCTTGCTGGGGCGCAGGTTGGCGGCGCTATAGCGGATTTGGGCAAGCTGGTAGGAATAAAGACGTCTAAGACTGGTGGGCAGGTTGGCGGCGCAATTGGTGGTGCCATCGGTGGGCCGCTTGGTAGTGCAATCGGCGGCGCTGTTGGCGCTGTAGTCGGCGGGTTCTTCAAGAAGTCTAAGTTTGCAACTGCCACTGTAACTGGGACAAGAGCAGAGAACGTTTCCACTGGCGGAAACAGCGCAACACGAGAAAAGGCAGCTACTGGAGTTGGCGGCGCTATCGGGAAGTCGGTGCAAAGCATAGCTGACCAGTTGGGCGGAACAGTTGGTGACTTCAAAGTTTCAATCGGTACTTTGAATGACGAGTTCCGAGTGAGCAGCACTGGCCGTACAGGAAAGCTGAAAACTAAATACGCCGACGTGAAGAATTTCGGGAAAGACGGCGAAGAAGAAGCCATAGCATATGCAATCCAAGTGGCGGTACAGCAGGGTGCCATTAAAGGTATTCGTGCCGCAACGCAACGATTGTTGCAAGCAAGCAAGGACCTTGAGCAGGGTCTTAAGGATGCCGTCGACTTTGAGAACGTGTTTAAGACGGTGGAACAGAGGGCGGACCCAGTTAAATTCGCTATGAAGAATTTGGGCAAGGAGTTCGAACGTCTTACAGAGCTGTTTAAGCGCGCTGGTGCTTCTTCCGAAGAGTTTGCCGTTTTGGGTGAATTCTTTAAGCAAGAAACCAACGCGGTCTTGGAATCCGTGACTGACAGCTTGCGCAAATTCCGAGATGACCTGATTGGCGGAGATTCTTCGTTTAAGTCACCCACTGCTCGTTTGGATATAGCAAACGCCAAATTTGCTGATTTGGAGGGTAAGATAGCCGCTGGTCAGTCGGTTGATCAGAACGTCTTCACGGAGGCTGGCCAAGCCCTGCAGCAACTGGCTCGTCAGGTTTATGGTTCCACTCCGGAATTCCAAGCCTACCAGCAGCGTCTTCTTGATGCTACGAACAAGCTGATTGCCAACGCTGAAACAGAAGTTTCTACCATGCAGCCCGTTGTTGACGCCATTAATAACAACGGCGCGAAGGCCACTGATGCCACAAATCAGACGAACAACCTCCTCCAGCAGATACTGGCTAATGGTGGGGGCTTCGGGGGAGGGGCAGATACCGACTTTAGCGGTGGCAGTCTAATATATGAAAACAGATTCGCGGTGAAAAACTTCTAATGAGCAGATTAAAAAAGTCCTTCTGGCTGGTGATGAAGCCGATCCTAATTTCCACCGGCCTTCCTGTGGAAATGAGATTTTGCTCGGCGAATAATGCCAACGCTACTAAAGCCTTAGGATTAAGTCCGGCCACTTATCCGTATATTATGTCGGAGCCGTCGTACGAGATTAACGTATTCGACGGCGAATTCAACGGAATGGCCAACATAACAATCGACGGATTTGAGCTGTCAAACACAAACAAGATAGCCCAAAACTTCGACG